ATCTTCTATGCTTTCACCTTCTTCTTGTGGTCTAAACTCTCCTTGAAAATAACTAGCTAATAAAGAAGCTCCAGCTGTAAGACCACCCACTGTTACTGCTTGCAATACTTTGTCTGGAAGTTTGTCTAAGACAGGCACTGTTTTTGTAATCTTGTCAGCAATTGTTTGCATAAATTTAGGCCCTGATCTTTTTTTTGTTGAACCAATATTAAAACCCTGTTCTGCTTTTTCTACATTTGATAATTGTTCTGGTTTAAAAAACTTACCTAAACCTGTATCTGTTCCAAATGGTGATGTAAATCTATCTCCTGGTGTTCCTAAAAAACTTTTTTGAAGCCCTGCACCACCTAAATATCTTAAACCTTGTCCTGCAGCATAAGTTAATGCCCCTTGTTTAAGAGCATCACTAATACTACCTCTTTGATCAAATCTTCCAACACCTCTCATTATTGCTGCTGCTCCTGGATTGAAAGGTGCAACAAAAGGTGCAGCTTTAACTGCAACATCTGCTATTTCATTTGGTATTATTTTTCTAACAAAACTTTTTAAGTCACTACCTAATCCATATTTTTTTCGGATAGTTTTGACGGTCATTATTCCGCCATTATTACGTAACTGTCTTTGCATTTGAGCTCTTGTTATCATATGTTTATTTAGTTAAATTCTTAAGGCAGGAATTTCACCTGAATTTATCAACTTACTAGGTTTTTCCTAGTAAATCAAGACTATGTTATAGTATCTCTAGGTTTAATTTCTAGAGCAGACAGCACGACGTGTAGTCTATTTGCAGTTGCTGCTGTTACTTTTAATACTTCACTTTCCTCTAAAACTAAAGGATTTGTTAATAATTCTGTTGTTGCATTAGCTGATATGGATTTAGTCTTAAATAAGCTAAATACGTTATCGCTGGTGTCTGTAATCGTCACTGTTATGGTATCAGCATTACCAGAGTCTTCAGATACTAATATAGATTTAATTACACCTGTTGTAGCTGTGGGTACAGTATATAGTGTTGTAGCACTTGTTGATGTTAAATCAGCTTTTTTATTTACAAAAGAATTTGCCATTATGCTAAAAAAAAGTTAAACGCTTCAACTTCGTCTTTTACATCTTGTTGAAACGTTGTGTTAAGTTTCTGTATTACACTATCAACATCTCTAACAAATGATTGCTGTACTTGTTGATCGTATTCTCTATTGGGTTGTGTTAAGGATTGTACAATTCTAGCCATTATCTTCTTCCATCCGGTTGATAGTCTATTCTAAATGTGCCTAGTTTCCAAAACTGACTTGTGCTTGTATTAGCTATTTTCAAAGATATAGATCTCGCTCTAGCTCGTGTATCTATTTTTTGTGTACCACTTGTAATGGTAAATGGTCCTAATGTAGAACTAGCTTGCGTGTCATTTGGAAAGTCTCTTAAATTTAAAGTAACTACGGCATCTCCTGTTTGTGTTAAAAAGTCTGGTATCACTCTTCTTATTTTCATCATAAACTCACCATCATTGCCTGCACCACTTAAGCCTCCTGCACCTATATCAAAGTCTCCTGATTCTATGTTAGCAGCAATAGCTGTAGTTGCACCTTCTTTAACTTGATTTAATCCTGTTTCATGTTCGTAGTATGTAGATGTGCCATCACTATTACCAAATATATAATTTGTATCTGTTGTAGCTGTTGTACCATCTTCATCATATTCTGTTGCGTGAGGTTTACCAAATACAGCAGAATCTCTCCAGGCTGTTCTAGCTAATGTTCCTGTGGTCCACACTGGTCTTTGAGGAGATGAGTCTAGATAATTATAAGTTACCACTCTGTTTACTGTTCCTGATCCTGAGTTAGGATAGAACCACATTACTTCACCAAACAAGTTATTTAATCCTGCATTGATGTGTTGTTTTGGTGTTGTGTTAATATCATCATAAACATGATCTTCAACTAAACACGGTAATGATTCTAATTTACCAGTGTATCTAAAGAAACCATTTTCTGACATCCAGTAAACTGTACCATCAACTTCTACAGCTGCATTCTGTCCAATCAATCCACAGTTTGTACCTACTTGTTGGAATGAGAAAGTAAACGGTGGACCAACAAAACGCATGATAAATAATGCAGTGTCTGTCCAAACGTAAATAGCGTCTCGACCTCTAATAGCTCCAACAATCTTTGATCCATCTGCGAGTCTTTGTGTACCTGCTGTGTTTGTTGCTGACGGTGTATAAGTATTAATATCTTCTTGAGAAGAGAATCTTATAAACATAGGATCTTGTGTTGTTTTTGTTCCAATCGTTGTTTCTGTACCAAAAAAGATTAAGTGTCTATCCGGTGTAGATACTAAAGAAAGAGCAGAAGCTGTTGGTGCACTTGTAATAATAGTTGCTCTTGTGTTGTTAGCTCCTGTGGGATTAGAGTCCCATTCAAAACTTTCACCACCATTAATCGTTGCAACAAGTTTATTACCAAAGTTATCTAATGACCATAATCCTGGTGCTGTTATTACGTCACCTGATGCTGCAGCATTCCATGCAAAGAAATTAGATGCATCGGTTACAGTTGCTCCTGATGAGTGTGAAGCTGCTGTGGTTCCTGAAGCTCCTCTTGTCAAACCTGATAATGTACCACCACTGTTACCTGTATAAGTAATAAGTTCACTATCAATCAATACAGTTCCTGAAGATGGAAAAGAAGTTGAACTAGCCATCGTTAAACTTGTAACAGATGTGTTGATACTTGATGATAGTGTAGATGTAAATTGTCCTGTTTTAAAACCACTCCAAGGTCCTAAACCAAATCCCGTTGATGCAACCTCTACAGCTGGACCAACTGGATAATAGTGTTTAACTCTAATACCACCTGATGTACTCGCACCACTACCTGATTCGTTTGATCCAACGTTAATTGTTATCGTTGTATCTGACGGCACTGTAGTTACCATAAACTTGTTGTCATCAAAATTAGCTGATGTAAAACCAGAGTTTGTTATAGATGTAAAATTATCTAATAAAACAATATCATATTGATTTATATTATGTGCTGATGCAAAAGTTATTGTTACAACTGCTGATCCGTTAGTTGTAGAAAAAGCATTGGTTAATGTTGTCGTAGCTTTAAGAGGATGTATGTCATAAAAGATACCACCTGAATAAGCGTATAAAATTCTATTAGTTCCAAGCACAGCATACTTAATGCCTGATGTATTGATAAAGTGATGGATAGCTGTGTTACGACCTGTAATATCTACTGAACCTAATTGAGACCAACCACCTATCTTTTCTGGTGTACCATATCTAAATCTAACATTATCTCCGTTAACCCATTGGCTCTCGCCGCCAGTTGCAGTAACTTGTTTATTGAATCCAGGTGCAAATTTAACTTTTTGTAGCATATGTCTCTCAGATTATAATAGATTGCGTTGTGAATCAACGAGTTTTGGGTATACCCAACATGGGTCTTTTATCATATAAATTAGACTTTGCAAAGGGTCCATTTGCATGGTTATAATGTAAAAATACTTGACCACATAATTTACCTTTAAATGGTTCTCTCCAATGCTCTAATTCACAACCAGAATATATAAGCATGTCACCAGGTTTTAAATCTACTTTATTTCCTTTGGGAGCATCGGGTTTCATTATGCCTTTATACTCGTCTATGACGTTGTTAGACCCCGTAGGATCAATAAATATAGGCCATGGATCACCTCCTAAATTAAGTGTTGTTGATATCTCGCAACTGGGTCTATCTTTATGTCTATTTAATATATTACCTGTTCTATATAATCTTGTGTAAGAATAAGTGGGTATTAAATCTAATCCTGTTTTAGCTTTCATTACAGGTATAGTTTTAACAAGTAATGTTTCCATCAATCGGTCTGCATATTTTGCATAAGAATTTGGAACTTGCCTATCTTTAAAATTACCTATTAAAAAATTACCTTCGTGTGTTGCTTGATTAGCAAGTAACCAATGATCTGCTTCTGCTGATATTCTTAAATAAGTAAAAGCTATATCTGCTAGTTCTTTTGATATAGCTCCTCTAATAACTTGATATTTGTTTTTTTTAAAACTCATATTTGTATAAAATTATATGATACAGATATACGCCAGTTCTTTTCACCTTTTTCTGTATTCATGTTTATGTCTACACCATGAGGTTGCCATGATGGAAAAAATACCATTCTACCTTCTACTGCTTCATAAGCAATAACACGCCATAATTGTTTCGGTAAATTATCCACTCTTCTTGGCATGTAATTATTAGGTCCAGGTCTAGGATCTTCTAAAAACAACTTACCAGAATTTTTAGGTACTTTAATATAGTATACACCTGACCACATGGCGTTAGGATGTGTATGTGTTTTATTATAAGAGTATGTTGGACTTACATTAGCCCACATATTACCTAAACCTAATTTAGGTTTAATACCATAATCTTTATTACACTCTTCGGCCATTTTAAAAAGCTCTGATATTAAAGGATCATATTCTTTTCTTTCATTCATGTCTGTTGCGCTATGCCAACCAAACCCAGAATTAGTTTTAAATTCTCCAGTAGGTTTGCCTTTTTTAATATCGTTTTTGTACCAAGCTTTTATGTGTTTAAATAAATATTTATTAAGTTCTTTTGCGTTAGGTAGATCTTTCCAATAAACAGGAGTAGGAAATAATATATCTCGGTTCATTTAAAAGGCTGGCCTCCAAACCACATAACTAAAGACCTCCTTATACCTTTTTTAACAGGAGCTACTCTGTGTCTCAAAAAAGATGCAAAGAATATAGCTTGCCCTTGTTTAAGACCAGGTATTTTATTTTTCTCCATAAACTCTAATTCACCACCTGTAAACGTAGATGGATCAGATAATAAACACGTCATAGATATTTTTCTAACTGGTGGTTCATGTTGACCGTTAATATCTAAATCCATATGCCAATCATAAAAACCTCCTTTTGGATATTCTGTAAACTGTGCAGGTTCTGTTATATTCACATTTTCAAAACCAAAATGATTTAAGTTTACTAATGATAATTGATGTTCTACTTTTTTATACATTTCTGGTAATTTTTTAAATGGTATCCAAGATATCGTCGTTGTTCTTTTTTTCTTATCTACACCGCCGCCTGGTTTATTTTTAGCCATACCTACTTGTGCTGCTTGTGGTTTTTCTGAGTGACCTGCATTTATAATATCTTGACATTGTTGTGGAGTAAACAAAGGTTGTGTTGTAGTAGCTATATAAGACTGCCATCTTGGCATTTTAATAATCATTCTAATTGTCCTTCAGCTGTTCTTGATGATACTGGATTATATTCTACATCAACATTACAAACTAAAGTTCTACGTTTTTCTTTAGTATTATTGTAAGGATAAACACAGTGTCTCATGTCGTAAGGAAAAACATAAAAGTCTCCTATCTTTGATTCAGGTGAATAATCTGTTTTAGCAAATTGCCCGTTAGCTGCGCCTATAATTTGTAGTCTTCCGTTCATAGGTTTGTCTGGTGCTGAATATTCTATACCTGTCTCTGTCGGTAATTTCATAATCATAACTGATGATAAGCCTGTAAATAATTTACCTTGATGAATATGTATTGGATTGTATTCATGTGCTTTCATTTCATTAACCCAAATAGAATTTATTGCTCTTTGATTTTCACCTACCTTATTCCATCTAAGATAATGATCAAAAATAGAATCAAACCACATTAATATATCTTGAGATAAAAAAGAATGTTGGTGCATTTTGTTATTATTAGGACCAGAATAAAATAAAGATACTTCGTCTTCTATTTTTCCTACTAATTGTTTATTAGCTTTAGGTAATTCTTTCTTACGTTTTTCGTATATATCATTAAGACCAACAAAGATCTCTAAAGGAACTTGATATTTAAGAACGGTCTGACCAAGATAAACAAAGTCAAATTTCATATTACTTTCTTTTTATTTTTTTCTTTTCTTTATTAGGCAACAACTCGCCGTCTTTTATTACTCTATTTAATGTATTTAATTGTCCTAATACATTGAATACTTCTGGCTGAGATGAGCCTGGTGTTAATGTTGCTTTTTGATGTTCTAATCTAATTTTATATGATTGTGCTTGGTGTGTATTTACATCTTTATCATCAAACGATCCATCATAAAATTCTTTTTTAAGTTTAGACCATGTCGCTACTTCTCTCATTCTGTGTTTAGCAACTAATTCCATACTTGCTTTACTATAAACTTTCTCTTCTAATTCTATTTGTAATAACTGTTTCTCTAATTTATCTTTTTCTTTTTTAATTTTTGTTCTTAGTTTTTCTATTTCTACATCATTTTTTCTAGCATCAAATGATAAGTGCATTAAATTTTCAAAGTGTGTATTTTGTTCTCTAACACATTGCCAATATTTAGATGCTCTTGTTGGATACTTATTATCTGATAATACAGAAAATCTCATTTCTGTTTCTGTTCTAAATACTTGTTTCTTTTTCCAAGTATCTTTTAGTTCAGGAATTAATGACTTAAACTCTTTAACATCTTCGACATCTAATATATCTGATAAATATTTAGATTGCGTAGTTGCTAACGTCTGTATATTTCGTTTTTCTTTATCCATTTCTTATTACTTATATAATAACTTTCTAAATAACAGTCAAGTCTAATCTGTGCCTATTGTTTTAGTTGCAAAGGGAACTGTCCATTCTTCTGTGTTTGTAAGATTACCACCTGGATTTTCACCACCAATACACAAAGCAGCTACTCCTGAACCTGCTCCACTCATATTTTTTCTAGCTGTTGCTATATCTGCAATTTCAGTCCATGAGCTACCATTCCAAACTTCAACTACATCTATTGGATCTGGCGGAGCATTTCCACCAAAAACTATTCCGTAATTATTCGAAAAACCTGCTCCTGCTAAATTTGATCTTCCTGTATTTAAATTACCAACTTCAGTCCAAGCTGTTCCATTCCAAGTTTCTGCGTTTGCTGTTTGAGGAGGAACAAGTCCACCTGCAACCATACCTGATGTTTGTGTTCCAAAACCAGCAACTTTAGTTTTAACTTCATTTGTTTCTGCTAATTCTGTCCAACTACTACCATCCCAACTTTCAGTTT